TAGAACTGTTTGACAAATAAACACCATTAGAAAAGTCAGTAGTGTTAAATGTAATTGCATAAGCTGCTGTTGTTGATGCAGCAGTTTGGTCAGTTGAGTCTTGAAACGCACCATAAGGAACAGCATCACTACCAGCAGCAGCACTAATAGGTGTTAGTAATATTATACTATTAAAGCCTATACGTTCATCACTAATTGTTGTAGTTGTAGCATTTCCTGTAGCTAAAGTAATTGTACCAGTATTATTGCTTTTACCTTCTACAAGGTTATTTACAATTTCAGCTACACTTCTGGCATCACCACCTGTCCAAGGTAGTTTACGGTACATATCACTACGTGCCATTATCTAGTTCCTTGTTCAGAGTAATCTATATCCATGCCAATTGCTGATGACCAGTTAGCACCGGTAGGTGTTAAACTTATTCTATGATAACGACCTGCACTTCTTACAGCACATCTATCTTCTTGGCTTGCTGTTACTGCTGTACCATATGTAATAGTATCGTCTAACATGCGTCTAGAAGCTACAGAAACGCTTGCAGAGCCATTATCTACAGACGGTCTAATAAGAGTAAGCACAGAGTTATAATTGTATTCTAAGTCGTTTGTAGTGATAGTTGCTGTAGCATTATCTCCTGTGAATGTAATAATTTTAGTATCACGAACACCACCAAATAGGAATTTACCACCAGCATATAATCTATCATCTAGTGTAGTAGTAAGAGTGTCTATAGTTTTGAGTGCTGCTGTAGAATCTGCCATATCAATAGCAACACCTGTGCCTGAACCTACACCTGTAGCTGTAAATAATACACCTATAGTATTAGCAACTGCACCAATATTTGTAAATGATGTGGATGCTTCTACATTACCACTTGTTGAACCTGATGCTACTGTAGTAAGTGTAAATGTATTTGCGTTTGTAACTGTAATAGTATAATTGCCATCTAAAGCAGTTCCGCTAGTAAAATCTATAGCTAATACATTACCATTAGAAAATCCATGAGCTGTAATAGTTACTGTAACAGTTGTTCCTGTTCTACTATATGTTCCTGTTTTTGTGCCTAAACTTCTAATAGTATATTCTTTAGTGGCTACAAAAGAACCTGCTGTTACGTTATAAGCAGTATCTATACCATCTAATGATACGCCTGTAGTGGCTAGAGTTGATAAATAGTCTACGTCTGTATTAGCTTCGCACCATTTTTGTGTTTGAAAGTTATAGATAAGTAATGAACGACTACCAGATATGTTAGTGTAATTCCAAATAATAAGGTTACGTTCTGGGTCTACTGCTGCTGATATAGAGTCAATGTCACCAATGTTGGCGTTGTTAAAGAAATATCTGTCTACTTTTTCTGCTCCAATACCTGTAATTTGTTGACCATTGCAAGCATAGAAACCATCATCTGATAAGAAATATGTAGTGCCAGAATATTGAGCTATAGAACCACCTTCTATACAACCTACGTTACGACTGATAGTGTCAAATTGAAAGAACAATGGTGAGCCAATGTATGACATACGCACAATGGCTTTTTCTAAAAATATAATACCAAATTCACCACCTGTAATGCCTGTAATATCACCACCGTCAGGAAGTTCTTGGAAGTCACTTTGTGATGCTGCGCCTGGTGTCCAGTCTGTTGGGTCATTAATATCAGACCATTGAACACGTGATGGATATGTACCAGCACCTATATTTGCACAAACAACAAAGTCACGAACTGTTGTAATGTATTTTGCAACAGGAGCGGCTGCGGCTAAATCACCAAAATAAGAAGATGCGTTTATATCGTAATATTGAACTTTGTTAGAGCCATTAGCAGCTAGTGCATAATTACCAAATTGTAAAAATTGCCATCTATATGTGCCAGCATAAGCACTTCCTATAACTGTTCCAGTAGCAGCAGCACTTGTAATATTTGCGTTGACTTTAGCATAAGTAAATGTAGTAGAAGTGGGAACAGTAGTAATGACATAACTGCCATCAAATACATTATCACTTGCGTCTACTGTTACGCTATCACCTATACTGTAACCATGAGCAGAAGCAGTAGTAATTGTTGCTACGTTAGATGTTAGTGCTACATTACTTATTGTTCTTGCTGCACTTTTACCAACATTATCTAATGCTAAAGTAGATGAGTTTAGTTTAAATAGTTTAGTCAGACCGCCTGCAAATACAGAAACATCATTATTTATCTTAGTTGCAAAAGCATTGGTTAAATTTTCAGATGCGCTTGCAGAATAGTTTACAGCAGATTTGAATGAACCATATCCTACAGCTAATGGAATAACATTATTAACTTCTGACACAGCATCTAATATGCTAGGTTGGTCAGGTAGCCATTCTTTAAATTGTATGCGTTGTGTAGGCATGGTTTACTCGTAAGAAATATTTACAGAACCGTTATCAAATGTATCTGCGCCTGTTCTTGTAATACGAACTCGGTCTAATGTTCCACCAATTGTAACACTTCCACCAGTTACTGTAACTCTATTAGTACCAGTAAATTGAAATCCAGAACCATTAGCAGTCCATATATTACTACCCATATAATTTAATATTAAAGCTCCACAATGTTGTTGTCCTGCAGAGGTTTGAATAATTCCAAATCCAGTAGTAAAAGCAGTTGTAGAAACTCCTGTACTGACTACTGAACACCCACCTTGATACCCTGTTGTAGTAAATGTTGTTGAGCCAAGTTGAATTAATAAATCTTCAGTTCCAGTTAAACTAACATTATTAAACATTATTGTAACTCTTTTAACCCAATTAGGAATACCAGTAAAATCTATAGTTGTTCCTGATGTAGTAGCTTGTGCAGTTGCTGATGTAATAGTTAATGCACTTGGTGTTACTGCTCTTAATGTATTAGTTCTAGCAGATAAATCAGCAGAAGTAGCTAAAGCCACAATACCATATCTTGTAGCAATACAAGTACCAGCAGATGTTACAGAACTACCATAAGTAATAGTAAATGAACTTCCTGAGGCAGTTACAACAGTAAAGTCACCTGCTGTTAAAGCACTACCTGATGTATTAGTAAATGTAATAAAAACAGTTTGTCCAACTGCAAATGTATTGGTAGCTGTAATTGTAATAGTTGCACTAGCGCTTGCAGAATAAGAGCCTGATACCACCGTATTAGATGCTGCATTTAATGCAGCGCCTTGAATTAAATCAGAAGTTGTTGCAATAGTGCCTGATTTATCAGGAACTGTAAGAGTTCTAGTTGTTGCTGTAGTAATACCTGATAGTTCTAAAGCTAATTTTTTTGTGATGTCAGTTCCATCAACAACAAAAAGTTTATCGTCTTTAAATGTTTGTGTGCCTGTCCATGTATTATCTGCTGCTAAAGCTGCTGTAGCTGCCGCAGTTACAAAAGCAGTTGTAGCTACTTTAGTTGTATTATCAGCAGGTGCTTGCGTAGGAGCAGTAACATTACCAGTAAGTGTACTTGTGCCTGTTACAGCAAGATTGCCACCTACTGAAAAATTATCACCACTTGTGCCAGCTTGTTGGTCTTTAAGTAAAGCCATAAGTGAACGCATAGAGTTATTTACGTTAGCTGGCGAACATCCTTCAGCAATATTAATATTAGTTATATCGGTATCATCTGCTGCGGTTGCACTAAATTCTGAAATTTTATTCTTTGCCATCTTTTATCCTTGTCGTAACCAAATGTCTATACTTGGAGTTGTATCAGTCCAAGTTTCTGTTCCTGCTGTAATTGTTGTCCATGTATCTGAAGACGGTGATATTGCAGACCATGTTTCTGAACCTGCTGATACTGGTGTCCATGTTTCTGCGCCTGGAGTAACAGGTGTCCATCCTTCACCTTGTATTGTGCCTTTAGCAGTAACTGCTCCTATACCTTCTACATAAGCATATCCTGCGAATATAGCGTTAGGTCTTGCTGTAACAAAAGCAAACCCATTTACTTGTGCATTACCTGAGTTTACTAAACCACCAAGTGCTGTTACTGTAGCTGTTCCTGTAATAGAACCTATGCCTGATAGTATGCGGAATCCATTAGCTGTAACTGTAGCATTGGCTGTTATAGAAGCATTACCAGATTGTAGTAATGAACCTATACAAGTGACTGTGCCATTTGCTGTAATACTTGCCGAAGCTAACGCTATAGAACCACCGGTAGCACTTACAATGGCAGTTCCTGTAATGGATGCACTACTAAACTGTATTCTATTGGCTATAGCAGATACATCTGCAAATCCATTTATAGTTGCATTACCAAATACTAATGAACCGCTTAGGGTAACTGTAACTGTTGCGGTAGCAGTAATACTAGCATTTGCAAACTGCGTTCCACCTGCTGCTAAAGAGCTAAATGGTGTTTGTGAAAATGCACTTATACCAAACATATTTAACTCCTTAAAATTTAATATTATCTTGCTTTATCAAAGCAATGATTCCAATATTCTCCATTTAATCTAACATAATGTAAAAATACTTGACCGTAATGTTTTCCCTTATAAGCATCTCGCCAATGTTCAGATTGCATACCAAGATATATAACAGCCTGTCCTGGCTTTAAGTTTTGACTCACTACTTCACCATTGGGCTTAGTAAAGTAAATATCCCAATCTTTATCGCCACCAAGATTTAAAGTAACGCTTACTTCACAAGCTGGTCTATCTGTATGTTTCTTTAACACTTCGCCTTTAGCATATATTCTTGAGTAAGCATAAGTAGGTAATAAAGGTTCTCCTACTGCTTTATTTATAAATGCAACTTTTTCTGCTAATAACCCAAGCACCCATCTATAGTTATAGATTGCTAATGACTTAGGGCATTGTTCATCTTTGACAAATGATTCAGGAAAGTTTTTAGCATCATCCTGAAATTGCTTATACATTTTGTTTGCTTTATCAGGAGTGATAAAATTGTCTATGAATAAATAATTGTTATCTTTTAACTGTTTAATCATTTAAAGTTTTTACCTGCTACCCACATAACTAATGTATGACGCATACCTTTAGTGACTGGTGTTACTTGATGTAACATATATGATGGAAAGAAAGTAGCCATACCTTGTTGCTTTGTAACTACAACTGGTTCTCCACCTTCAAATATTTGTAGCTCCCCACCCTTATAATCTTTAGGGTCGGTTAATTGAACTACTATAGATAATTTTCTTGATGTACCATATAAAACTTTATCCATGTGTTGCTTATAATGGTCACCTTTTGGACCATACTCTGTAAATTGTATATCTTCACAGAATCCATATAAGTCAAACTTAAAGTATTGGTCATTTATTGCTGGTATAATATTAGATAATTTTTCATACATCCAACCTAAATCATCTCTCTCATTAAGCCATACTACTTTGTTTTTTCTAATCGTGTGATTGACAACGCTGGTATTGTTTTTTGTATAAACACCAGCTTCTGCTTTGCTACCTTTTTTATTAGCAAATTCTATAATTTTTTTACATTCTTCAGGTGTAAATACATTCTCTGCAAATGCCCAATTCTCTACTGTATCTGTATGAAATAGCCAAGCCATATATACCCTTTAATTACAAAAGTATATTATACAGTACTTTCATCCCATGATAATGTAGATTCATTCCATATATATTCTTTATTATCTGTAGGGTAAGGTAAAGGCGATTCCCATAACCAAGTAGATGTATTTATTACCCAAGATTCAAAAGGTTTTGGCGGATAAAATACATCATTTTCTTTATCGTATATATAATCAATACCTGCGTAATTACCTCTTAAAGCAACACCATTATCAGGAAGTCCGTCTTGTCCATAATGTATATTGCCACGAGTATTATATGATGTTTGTATCCATAATGATGGCTCACCTAAATGACCTTCATTAATAAAGTCTTGTTCAACAACAAGCACTTCTTTTACTATGCCATCAACAACTTTTGCAAAGTGACTCATGCTGTGTATGTTCCTGTGCCTGTAAATGTAATAATAGTATTAGAACCACTGGGTGCTGTACTTACATTTGCTGGTGGTCCATATGTGCCTGAATACAATGCTGTAGGTACTGATAATATAACTACCCCAGCTCCACCTGCACCACCTTGACCTCTATTAGGAGTTCCGCCTGGTGCTGCACCTCCACCACCGCCTCCACCTGTATTAGCAGTTCCAGATGTTGCTACAGCTCCTGGTGAGTTCATACCACCATTACCACCACCACCTGTTCCACCAGTACCACCACCTGTAGTAGCGTTAAGACCACCACCACCACCACCAGAATAATAATTACTTGTAATTGGAGATTGTAAACCAACTCCTCCAGGACCTGCTGTTGTTGAAGCAGCTGACCCAACTGCACCAGCACCTCCACCACCTCCACCTCTTTGTGAAACAGCAGTGCCACCAGCATTACCTTGTCCTGGAGTACCAGCTCCACCTGCACCATTTGCAGGACTAGGAGTTCCAGCTGGGCTATTATTAGCACCACCACCACCACCTGACCCGCCTGTTCTACCTGCTGTTCCTGGAGAGCCTGGTGGATTAGAGTTACCACCTCCACCGCCGCCTGTAGATGTAATTGTAGTAATTGGTGTTCCAGAAAGGCTAGTATCCGTACCACTAGGA